ACTCCCCAAATCCTAATTGCAATTAAGCAAATTGACCTAAGTCAACGATACGTAATCCGATAACAATTTCTCCAGCAGTTGCGGATGCAATCGCTGCGTCTGTTACTTCCAAGATAATGGAAGTTGCGGTGTTTGTTCCACCAACGGGTTGTGACTGACCACCTGTGAATGCATCTCCTGTGTTGAACACAGGTGCGGACATACCGTCTACATCAAGAGCATCAATGAACTCGTCTGGATCACCAGCAGTTGTTCCCACATCAATGACGAGGGAAGTTGTACCAGCAAATGCAATACTTTCGTATACACCAGCTAACTCAACTGCTCCACCAGCAGGAATAGTAGCGATAGTCAACTGACCACCATTACCGATTGTTTGTAAGTCTTCGTAGGTAGCGGTGTATACATGTGTAAAACCTCTACCTGCTTCATTATTTGATAATTCTGACATATCTTAAATCTCCTTTATGTTAAGTGTTATTGTGCAACTAATTAGTTGAAATACCCATGTGCAATAGGCGAGAGGCAAGCAAGTCCGGCTACGACATCAACAAAACCGCGTCTTCCGCCACCTTGATTCTCAAGCTCAGTTACAGACTCAGCTTTTAAGGACATCATGGATACATACTCAGGATCAATTAAGAGTCCTGCATCTGCGTCTACTGTGTCACTTCCGCTTGTTCTATTGATAAACAAAGAAGGAACGATTGCCACAGTCCCGAAATCTCCATCATATAAATTAACAGATAGCGTGATCTTCTTAGACTCAGCATCTTGATTAACTTGATAGGTATTACGAGTTGAAGAAGACACTCTTGAGAAGTCAGAGATTTGCTGCTTCAATGCTGGGCCTGCAAGTAAGGTCAACTGTCCACCAGGCATTCCGTTTGCTTCGTAGAGTTCTTGAAGAACGCTATTGAAGGTTGTTTCGGTCTGCGTGGCAGTTGTGTCATTAGCAACATTCTGTGCGAATGCAGGAACGTCAGAAGGTTGTCCACCCACTCCAAGCCACTTTAACATGCCTCGTGTTTTGTAAGGTGCGCCTGCTCCAGCGTCTGCTTGACGATCTTGTGCAGAACAAAATGCACTTTCAATTGAACGTTTTACGTTTCGTACTGCTTTGCTTTCCGCGTTTGCAAATTCCGATGCGACACCTGCTGTGTCAACAAGCTCTTGCAGATCACTGGTCATAAATGTATCACGGAACTTTTGTATATAATTCCCAATACGCGCCCGGTCAGCAGATTGATTAGTGAAACTTGTTACGTCTTCGCCTTCGGAAACTCCACCAAACTCAGGTGAATTGAGGCGGTCAACTTGCATTTCGAAAAATGTTCCTGTTGCTTTTCCCTTTTTCATCAATGAAACAAAGGGCGTAGCCTCTGGTTCTAGAACTGAGATTATACTAGTTAAATCCTCTTTATTTCCGCTTGTATTGTATGTCGTGGCTTTAGCCATATCTATATCCTCCTATTTTGTTTTAAATTATTATTTTGCGATTGCTCGCTTTAGTTTTATGTAATTTTGGTAGTCTGCGATATTGCCAGATTTTTCAAACTTGGCATGAGCCGCTTGTACAGCTTTCTTATGTTTACTTCCCTCGGATCTTGGTTTACTTGCCCCTGCTTCTGCCGATGCGACAGGTGCAGTTGGTTTCTTCAATTTCTTCGGTTGACCTGCATTGGCTTGCTTTGCTTTGACTGCCTTTAATCCTTCAACCATAAGCCCAAGTGCAAAGTTGCTATTGGGTAGGTGGTCAACTAAAGGTTTGTAAAGCGGACTTTGTTTTACCTGCATGAATAATTGGTAGTCCTCACTTTCTCCATCACTTAGGAACTCAAAAGTTTGGACTGCCTGTTGGTCAGATTGTTGACGTTCCTGTATCCACTTCTGTCTTGCTGGAGCATCTTTGCGAAGGATCTTTTTTGCATTCGCTTTGATTCTCTTTAAGTCAGCTTTGGTGTAAGTCTTGTCTCCATCCTTAACCACATATTCATTACCAGCGTCATCATACTCGACTTCGTTTTCCATCCCTTCGTCTGCCCATTCCATGAGCGTGTTAAGGTTCTCAACTTCTTTACTGAGTGCGTTGATGTCATTGACGTTATGCAGTGCATTATCCTTGAGGAATGCAGGTTGTTCAGCAGGCACGGGTGCTTGCTCAACTTGTTGCTGGAGTTCTTGGTTTTCAGCAAGCAACGCTTTCTTCTGGGCGGTAAGCTTTCCAAACCGCTTGATTGCAGAAGCATTGAGATGCTTGGCTAATTCCTTAGACTCCTCCTCGGACAATGAATCCAAATCCAGGTCTTTAAACTTTGAAAGAACATTATCTGAAGGTTGTACGGGCGGCTCAGTCGATTCCTCTTCTGATTCTTCCGGCTCTTCAGCAGACTGATCCTCTGATTCTTCTTCCTCTGTAGATTGTGCAACAGGTTCAGATTCCTCTTCGGTGGTTTCAGTTTCCTCGCTTTGGCGTTTCTGCATCAAACTTGATGCGAGTTCTGCCATTGAAAGGTTACCTTCCCCTTGCGTTAAACTATCAACAGAATTTTCGGAGGATTCTGAGACAACCTCATCAATTACTTCTTCCATAAGATCAAGGCATAAATTACCTAGTGTAGCAAAATGTAGCTTTTAGTAGCAAGAAAGGCAATAAAAAACCCTCTGTGACCAACCCCACATAGATCACAGAGGGTGTAATGTAACCAACTACTATACTACAACAAAAGGCTTACATTTTATAAAAGGTATCAAGTTCCTCGTCTATTGCTTCAAGCTTTCCACACATCATGTAATGTCTGTTTGTGGAGTCTACAATAGCTTTGGTCTGTAATTGACGAATGACTTCTTCTCTCATTGCTTCACGCATTTCGATGTACTTCTTAAAGTGTGGGTCATTCTGCAACATGGATAGTGCTTGGATTGCTTCTTCAGCATCTATCTCGTGGTAGGTTTTTCTTTTTCGGGGACTCATTGTGTATATCTAAATATTTCTCCTAGTATAAAAAATAGTGTATCTAATATTATTTCTCGCTCGATGAAGAACATGACCAGCAATATGATCCAATACACTTCTCGTTGCAGATGGGACACATTACTTACGCTTCCTCGCTGTCTTGGCTGCTTTCTTGAATGCCTTGGCCGTGGGTGCGCCTTTTGCTCCAGGCTTTCTCATCTTCTCACCACTACCTTTTTTTATACGCTTTCGTTTAGCGTGTATGTTTTTGTATAAACTCATCTAACAATCCCATGCTTTGCGTGACCAATAGTTGGCACTAAGTTTATTTGTTTTTCCTTTAATACCACCTGACCTAGCACAGTAGCTCTTCTTGCGTGCAGGTTGGTTTTTCTTGATGGACATCTTTGGATCTCCAAAGCGTACAAGTCTTACATCATCTCCCTGCTTGGCAAGGACTGCAAACTTCTTGGACTTACCTGGTGTACGCTTTGGTTTATTGTAACCGCTAAATTTCTCTTTGCGGTAGGTAATCATTTTTTCTTACGACCACCACATTTCTTTTTAGTCATTTTCTTCTTAGGTCTTCCAACCTTACTTCCATAAGTTCCCTTACCATACGGCATAATTTTATCCTCCTGTTGGTGCTGCTCCTGTTGTTCCAAATTGTGTGGGTGCTGCTCCCAGCCTTCCAATCTCAGCGTTTTGTTTTTGCTGAACCTGCATTTGTCTTTGCTGCATGTAGTTCTGTATACGCTCTTGTAATGCCGGATCTTGTTGTACCTTTTGTGCTACATCTGGTTGTTGTAACCATTGCTGGAACACTTGAAGTTTCATCTCGTGTGCATCATTAGGTTTAACATTAGGTGGTACACCAGCATAAATTTCTGCAATAGTCTGTCTCTCTTCATCCATTGCTTTTTGCGATGCGGTTTCCTTGGGAAGCATGATACTTTCCGCAGCCCCCGGTAAAATCTGCCCAACTGCAATTTGTAATAATCTTTCGGTATCCAGCGTGCCATTCTTGTCGAGTTGTGCGCCAAGTTGTGCAATTGCTTTTACACGCTCAAGCATTTGCTCTGGATCTTGTGTGGCAGCATCAAACTGCATGTAAAAATCAAATCGCTCACCAGCACTACCCTTGGCATACTTCTGCATGTCCTGCATACCTGTGACACGGAAGTATTCTTGGTCAGGCCCATACTGCTGGTAAAGTGAGTATACTTGATCAAGCACAAGCTTTAAGTGATGAAATACTTTATCAATCACTTCTTGTTGCTTCATCTGCGCTTCCACAGGATTTACTCCTGGTGCGTTTCTACCAAAGTATCTATCTGCTTGTTCCTGTATGTATCTGCGAAGTTCTACATTAACTCCTGACCCACGGGGTGTGTCTGCAAATCTTACTTCACCAGGTACACGATAAGGTAATTTTACACCCGGCCCAAAACGGGAAGG